ACCCTCTTAGGATCATCAGGTGAATCTTCTTCACCAACTACCATTTCATGAATATTTGATATTACATCCTCTCCAGATTTTAAGAGTGCTAATTTAACAGTCATTTTTACTTTTTACCTATTAGAAGTATACCATAAAGAAGGGAGGTCGTAAACCTCCCTACTCTTGTGAAATGCATTTCAGATAACTAGGAGGTCCCCTTACCTGATCCATCTATTTAGAACCAATTCTTCCGAGTATGATGCTCAGGAACAATCTTACCTAACTCCACGGTGAGGAGTCCATTGTCAAAGCTGACGGATCTAACCTCTGTATCGTCGGCGAGCGTCCATTGTCTGGTAAAGGATCGTTGGGCCAATCCTTTGTAGACAAATTCTCCATCAGTTTTCGATTCTTCTTTTTTGCCTTCCACAGATAGTTTTCCAAACTCCGTATAGACTTTGACTTCATCTTTCTTAAACCCCGCAAGGGCGATTTCGAGTCTGGATTCGACATTGTTTACTTGTACCAAATTATAAGGTGGATAATTAGAATTTGTATCATGTAGGTTGAAGAAACGGTCAAGATAATCTTCCATTCCTATGCCGTTCCTCTGAATCCTTTCCATTAGTTCAGGAAGATTCGCAGCATGATACCTTGCTAAGTTAGTCATGATAGTAGCTCCTTTAAAAGCGAGTTTGTGTTTTGTGGACCCCGAAGGCATCCATAATATATTTATAGCAGAGATCGCTAAAAAAGGATAGGTGGTTTACCGTAAAAACTGTTTCTTAACACGGGGGTTTTTACGAAAGCGAAAGGGTTTATGAGTCAAAAAGAAATTCGTATAATTCACAATGACCAATAAGACCAATAATATAGTGTTAATCTCCATTAAATCTCCTTCAACTTTTCAAAATCAAAATACGCTGCCATACAAGATTGCATATCAGGTTCGTAAGGCTTATTTCCTATTGTACTAATAACTCTTAAAGCATCTAACATTTCCCACCTCTGTACATCAAAAGAAACATCGGATAAAACATATTTCCAAATACGTTTTATTTCTTTCATATTACTCATATCATTAAAATGAATAGTAGAATATTGAGATACTATTTTTTTAAATACTTCAATATCATTATACCATCTAATAAATTTTTTAGCAACCACATTTAAAGGTACTTTAGATCTTGCTGCTAAAGAATTTTGAGATTCAATTCTATCTCGTTCTAAAAGAACATAAGTAGCTTTTGGAAATAATCTATAAAGATCTTTGATGTAATGCAACATCTCTGGATCTCCAAATCCTACATACTTCTCAGGTCTTTGTTCAATCCTATCTACTAACTCATCCCAATTATTAATATAACGGAATTCTTCATTAAAACAAAAACTATTCTTATAAGTAAATAAATTTGCAAACCAACTGCTTCTACAACGCGCAGTACTTAAAATAAAAAAAACTTCTTTATCTAGATTCTCGATACGAGTCTCAATCTGCATCCGAAGTTTTTCCTTTCTTCCCAATGTTATACTTCTGTTCCAATACCCAATCGTTCTTATCCTTATATGCCAAAACTTTAATTTGATTAAGTGGGGCAATATCAGAAACTGAATCAGGTCTCACTACGGAAATAAGTCCCCAGTCAGCCAAAAGACGCACAATACGATTACGTCGCTGTACATCATTAACTGTGAGATTAGCATGCTTACCATCCAGAGCAAATAGCTCCTTAAAATGAACAATATAATACCTACCTTGCTTGTGCAAGATATGACATGATTGATAGAGTTTCTTTTCTTTCCTAGACGCAACTCCAATCCTTGTTAAAGTCTCACGGACTTTGAGGAAATCATCAGGTTCATTAAGTAATACCTCAACCATTTGGTCTTGCGACCAACTGACTTCAGGTTCAACAGTAGTCGTCATTTCGATCCTCCAGTGTCAAGTCGTTTTTTAATAAATTCCAGTTGTTGTTTTGATAAGATTTTCAGAGCTTGAGATGCTTTTTCATTACTATAGCCATAGTATTGTTTGACACAATCTAAGTCTGTGACTTTATCTTTGCGGAGCCAGGGAGAAAATCTCTTCTTTTTCCTAAGAGTATTTAGATAAAATTTATATTGCATATCTTTGTCAAGGTTAGGATACCTATTCATTTCATTGACAAACATAATACAATCAAGATTGCCTGATAAACAACGATTGATAATATAAGGAGCATAATCAGATATATCTTCCGACAAATCTTCTTTCGTAAAATTAATAGAATTTAACCAATCCTTTAATTCAGTCTTCATGGTCCACCACCCCCTCCAGGGAAATCAAATACACTATAAGGATCAATCTGCTCACTAAATTCATCCACATCCCTCAGCAGATTACTAAACCTTTCCTCATCTTGAGCAAGTTGTTGCTCTCCTTTAGTAGTATAATGCAACACAATTGGATTAAAAAACTCTTGATGCTTTTGCTCTACATATCCCTGAGTAACGTCCTGAGGACCGAAGAGAGCACCATAAACACCTATCCTACTCAATATAACCCACATAGCATATTCGTCAACTATACGGGGATTAGGGACAGGATAAGGAATAGTACCATTCCTCAGTTTACACATCAACTCAACCAATTCACCCAATCTATCTACAATCTCTAAATGAATACCATTATTGAATAGCATTACTCCCATACAATATTTGTATATCTGTTGACCACCAGCCTTAACAATACACTCGTCAACATAATCAAGAGCCTCTCTTATCTTTCTTCCACCACCCACATTAGGATCATGGCGGAATCCAAACTCCTCTCTACCAAACACCTCTGCATAATTATAATGAGTGAAGATATATTCTACATCCCCATAAAATATAGTATCCGAATCTACATAAAGAATATTACGCTTATCATCAAAATATTTTAAATTAAACCATCGATAAATGAAAAGCATTCCATGGTTAACCTGCTCCTCAAATAGTCTAATATGTACTAAAGATTCCAGTACAGTATGCTCTCGAATATAATCAGGATTATCGCAAAAAAGGTAAACGGGGATTTCATTATTAAACTTTCTTAATGTAGATATACTATGCTCAAAACGTTTCATCTCATGCTCATTAACATGATCATGAGGACTCATTTTATATGAATAATAAACTATGTTTTCACTCACTCATCTACCCTCTCTAGATTTATTTCTAATAGTAATATGATTTCCCTCAATAGAAAACTCAAGATAGTCTCTATGATCCCACTCAAGTTCTTCATAAAGAGCATTGAGTTTATTCATATCATCCCAAAGATCAGTAGGAGTCGGCTCTCCCCAAAAAGGATTATCTTCTGGATCCATCATCGTATAATCTGAATGTTGTCATCTTGAGTCCACAATTCAACCCTATTACGTATTCTACCATCTTTTTTAAGTTTTTCATACCTCTTAGTTGCTTTTCGTTTCCACCAAGAAATAATATTATCAAGATGAAACTTATCCCAATTTTGACCTGGAATTAATTTATCTTGCTCACCAAGAATTACTTCTCTAACATTTTGATAACCATAGTCGGAAATATAAAATCTTTTCTTTTGAGTAAGGCCGAATGCCATATCAACAACTTTATTAAATTGATAGAGTTTTTCTTGGTCATGCAAAGAATTACGAATAATAGAAATCATTTTATTTTGTCGCTTCATCTTTTTAGATGATGCTTTATTATCCGTTAAAGGTTTGTTATTATTTAACACAGTAAAAGTATTATGCAATTCATGAAATGCTTCATCATGAAGTAAAGGAAGAAATTTACTCTCAGTCAAACCTTTATATCTTATAAAAGGTTTAAGACCATCATACTGTGATGCAGAAGTAGTAGATCCATAAAGTGAAGTAGTCTCAAAAAGAGCAATCTCCTTTTCAAATACTTTATTCAAAGACTCTCTAGCAAAATGAGATACACACAATAATGCCAAAAGTTTACCACCAAGATAATTGTATCCAAAAGGTTGCGATGGTACAATAACAAATCCCATGGCAGCATGACGATTAAACACAGAAAGATTCGGTGGTTTACCTAACCAAATATTTCTAGGTTTAGAATTAATAGTAGGAGATCCAAAACGAATAAATCCAACAACCTTTTGAGTCCTCTTCTCATAAATCATCCAACGAAGTTCTCTTCCTGGAATATTACTTTCATTATTATGAGATGATACTGCTTTTAACAAATTGACATAATGATCTTGAGGTATAGATTTCTGAAATCTACTACCAACAAATTTAATATCAAACTCCATCTCTTCAGGTGAGATATCCTCATTAAAAAATTCATCCTCAAGAGGAGTAAGTTGATTTGTTTGTGTAAGAACTTCTTTCTTTACATATCGAAGATAATCCTCAATAGATACAAAATTCCCAAAATACTCTATAAATTTATTAGCGGCCCATACAGCATCTTTTTCAGAGATAATCATTATCTAGATATTCTATTCCTGGATTAGATTTAAATTTATACACTTCCAGTACTATTGAATCAACAATCCTATTAAAACTCCTAGACATTTGACGATATCCCGAACCAACATAAACCTGACCAGCAACTACCGCAACTGTAGCAGTTCCCCAAAAAATATAATACCACCTAGATTTAAGTTGATGTTGTTTTAAAGCAAGTTTTTCTTTTTTTGATGTTTTCATTCCTTGATAAGTCATGGTCTATCTGGGTGAGAAGTTTGTTCAGTAAGTCTTGCAGTAACAGGACCATCAGCATAAACCTCTAAATGATGGACATTAATTGAGTCCTTTTCAAATATTTTAACATTAACCCTACCATCTTTGCAAGAAACCTTAACAGTCCCATTGCAATGCCAATCTGAAGGTTCTCTATAAAACCTATAAACTGGATAAGGATCACGAGTTTTAGTGGATGCAAGTACTCTATAAAAATTTTCAGTCATTTTTTGGTATCGGTGATTGTTTAGCAAGTTCAATATTTCTCTGTTCCAAATTT